TTTTGCGTTTGACATAGATCTTGCTAATGCTTTTGTATATCTAGAAGCTAGTCTATCGTAGAGATTATCTTCGATAGCTTCTTCAGTTATAGCGAAAGCAAGCGCGATCGTTTCCATAGTGTAACGAGCAGTGTAAGTCTCTTGCGCTTCATCGTATGAAATGCCTTGACCTTCTGCTTTTACATCTGCGTTTGCGAATCCTGATAACATTACTTCCTCTTCGAAAGCTCTGTCACTAGACTCGGTTACGTATATTTCAGCGTGTTGATTATCGTAACGCTTGTACTCCAGCCCAAATAGTGCATTTAGGCCTGGTTCTAGTTCTTTGACTAGCTGTGCTCGTGATATTGCCATATTATGCTCCTATTGCCAAGTGATCCCAGCTGTACCAGTGTTTTGCGCATATTGGTTAAGGTTATGAGCGACAACAACAGAAGTATAAGCTGCACTTATGTCCTTGTTCTCAGGGTCCTCAGCCGTTCTTACTAAACGCCATTGGTTTGCTGTTGGTGATCTGTTGGTGTAATCTAATGTATTAGAACACTGTCCAGAAATTTCGCTTCCTGTTGGTACAGCTGCAGTAAACGAATATGTTTTACCATACTCTGTTTGTGCTGCTGCAGCATCCATAGATGCTACGAAAAGTTGGAACGGATTGTCTATTACAAAACACGTCAGATTTTCACTATTTGCTGGAGTAATAGGTTGGTTATACCAGTTCGACCACGTCGGCTTCAAAGTTGTTGAAGCGTTGTAGAAGATACCGTTAAACACACCTATTGATAGAAATGTACGCGTACTCGAAGCTTCAACAATATATCCTAGTTTGTGTTTAACAGAACATCCTTGAAAAAGATCCTGAGCATACGCAGCTTCTATGTAGTATTTGCCTTGTCCTTGAGTAGCTGGTGTTGAACCAACTGTACCCGCAGAAATCAAACCAAAACCACTTGTGTTTCTATTTGCCATAGTATTACTCCTTAAAGTTTATAGTTTCCTATAAACAGGTTAATTAAAATCGATGATAGGGAATTGGTTGTTATCCCGAGAAATAAAATTTACTTCTTTGTACCACCGAAGGTTACGCGAGACTGTCGATCGATGTCGATCGGCATACTCTTATGTTGTTCCTTAAGCAAGTCGTTATCTATAGCTTCGTCTTGACCGTCAGTTTGTTTTTTCTGATAGTCAACGCGTTGCTGCGCGAGTTCTTCAGGTATCCTAGCCAACAATAGGCCTCCTACTCCAATCACTCCAGCGTGTTTTCCGTCAGTGATGACAGGGTAGTCTGAATCATCGTATTCGTCAGCTCTCACTAACTCATAACCAGATCTCAATCTTCCGTAAATATTTTTACCGTCGTTGAAACCCATTGACTCAGCTCTAATCCAACGGTGTCTAAAACCGTCAGGCGCTGGTGGTGCATCCAGAGAGGATGGTGGCTTGTACTCTTTAGGACGTTCAGTTTTTGTCCGAGTTTCCGCCGCACGAGAAGTTATTTTGTTTTCTTTTTTCATATGCTTATGCTCCTTCCGTGAGTTTTAATTGTTTTGCATAGTCTTCGAGTGGCACTCCTAATTTTTTTGCTATATGCACCTGTGATGAAGTGAGTCTCACAGTCTTGCGCCCAGGTTTTACACTTCGATTTGCCGAAGCCACCGACTGAACGGGTCTAGGCGATTGATTATCTCCACTATTATCAAATTTATTAGGAAAGTCAACTCTAATACGTCTGTCTATTTCCGCATAATACTCATTTGATTTTGGATCAAAACCTTCTTTTTCTACTAAATCCTTATGAATTTCAAAAGCAGTAAAAGTCATGGCTCTATTTTGACCAAACCATGAATTTCTACCAGCCCAATCTTCGGCCATAGGATCAGCTTGAGGTAATGATTGTGGAGCTTCCTTGGGTAATTGTCCACCGTCAGAAAGCTGTACAGGTTTTTCCTGACCAGCGTTTTCTTTTCTTTGCTCCAACTTAGCATTCTCAAAAGCTAAGGTAGCAATTCTTTTGTTTGCTTGAACTTGAGCTTGTGCATCTCCACTTTCAATGGCACGCGCTAATTCATTTTGCGCTGAATCCATACCAGTTTTGATATTATCCTCAAATTTTTTAGTATAATCAGAATCGACTTTTTGAAATCTTTCCTGATCAAGCTTTCTTTTTGCTTCTAAAGAAGAAGCATATTCAGTAGCAGCTTTTTCTCTACGCTCTGCTTCTCTCATCTTACGAGTAAGTTTAGCAATACGTGATTGAACACTTTTACTATATTCTTCAAGTTTAGAATCGTCTTCTTTTTGTTCTTTTTTAATTTCTCTTACTGTTTCTTGTCTTACTGGTTCTTCTTTTTTTACTTCTGTGATTATTGATTCTTGTTCCTTTGTTTCTACAACTTCTTCCGATTTTGGTTCTTCTAAAGCTACATCAAATTCTGGACCTGATGTATCTATATCAACCGGTTTCTCACTTGGTTTTTTTATTTCCTCTGGCATAGTTTTCCTCCTTCTATGTTAAAATTTATGCAAGATGTCTGTTGGATCTTGTACTGTTGCTAATATTTCGTCATCATTAAGAAGACGAACTTCCCCACCGTCAATTTCTATACGTGATCCTGCATAACGGGCAAAGACCACCCAATCACCAACCTTGCACCACGGACCGTTTGGATATCTCTCTTTATCCTGATAACAAGCATCCCCCATCGCCAATATGTTTCCACATTGAGATGCAACTTGTTGACGGTCAATAGTTTCTGTTCCGATTAAAAGACCTGCATCAGTTTTTTCTTTCATTCTGAAAGGTAAAACTAACATACGCCAACCGGTAGGTTTAGGTAATTTTGTAGTTTCTTTTGTAATTTCTTTTTTAGGTTCTGATTTTTTTAATCCAACTAATTCCTTATTTGGTAGGTGAATCTTTGAGGCCTCGTTTGAGGTCGATAACTGTTCCTTTACTTCCATTTAGCTCCTTATCATGTTGCAGGTTAGAGATTTCCTGTCGCACTGATTCCAGCGCGTTTATTTGTCCTATTATATACTTGTATGTTTCCATATTGTCAACCCCTCCGGACGTTATAGAGATTGCTAATTGTTGTACTCTTCTATCTACTGCTTTCTGTAGTCTGTATAGAATTTGTTCTGGTTCCATATTATATAAGAGCAACTACTCTTAAACAATTAGGACAATTTTTCCTAAATCTTAAATGAGAGTCGCAATGATCAACTGTTGATTCTTCTGCAGGAGTTTCTTCCAAAACTACTGGTTCTTCTTTACTTCCAAATAGGAAGTTCCATATTTTCTTTAAAATTTCCATTACTTAATTTGACAGCCTACTTTTTTGCCTTTAAGGACTGCACCACCTGATTTATAACCTCTGTTTAATTCTCCAATAACTCTTCTTTTCTCAGCTCTATCTGCTGCATCAGGGTGTTTTCTTGCATCGATACGACCCATTTCTTCTAGTAAGTTAGCTCTTCCACCTATGTTGTGTTTTTTTCTTTTTTTACTAGGCGTTAATTTTGCATCAACAGACCATGGTGGCAAGTATTTACGCGCATCTTTTCCGCCACCAGGATTTTTATCAAAATGTCCTTTTCGCGTTAAATATCTTTTTAAACCCGATAGTGCTTGACCTAGTTTTGCCATTACGATTTCCTTTTCTTAGCCATTTTCTTAAATGTCTTTGCTAACGCTTTTGCTCTTCCAGTGCAACCTTTTTTTGTAATCGGTGTACACTTTCCTTTAGTTCCACGTTTTTTGATTGATTTATTTACGTCTTGAATCCATCCACCTTTAGCCATTCTTACTGGAATTCCTCCAGTAGGATAACCATCTCTATTATGACCCATAGCAGGTTTATAACCTGCTCTTGGACTTGTTGAATGCTGCAAGCTTAAAGATGTTTGTCCAGAGTTTGGTGATCTAAAACTTCTCATTATCTATTTTTTGTTGCAGGATCGCTTGGATGAGTGCTGTCCCCAATTTTAAAAGCTCGTTTAGTTTCCACCATCTTTTTTAAACCCTTCTTAGCTTTAGAAATTGCTTTTTCTGCTTCATCAATATTTCTCTTATGTTTTGATGCTTCATCAATATTTTTTAAATAAAAATGTTGTTTACTTAGTCTTACGCTTTCTTTAACATCGCCTTTTTTAGCTGTCTTAGACATAGGAACTTTTTTGATGTCAGGATCTCTTTTACCAAATTGAAGACGTTCTGCACGCGTAGACTTTCCAGCCTTCATTTTTGCTGTAGCTTTAGCTTTTTTATAAGCTTGGTAAGCTCTTCCTAATCCTCTTAATGCAACCATAAGTCCTACTTATTAATTTTACCAGATTTTCTTTTACCCCATTTTCCATAAGACTCATCTCTACGATCTTTCATAGATTGTTTCTTAGTGGATTCTTTTCCAGTTCTCATACCTAGAGATTCATCTTCTCTATCTTTGTAGCCTTGTTTCTTTTTCTTAGAA